CCTGGGTGTTCTGATTCAAAAAAGACCATGATCGTTGAATCAGAACTTGACGGCTGGCTTATGTGGCAGGAAGCAGGCGATGACATAAACATCATGGCTTTGGGTAATTCGACAACAAGGCCGGATACCGAAGCCCATAAGATTTTATCGGAATGCCCTGGGATTCTTTCAGCACTTGATTCCGATGATGCTGGACTTATTGAAACATCATGGTGGGGTAAGCACTACAAGACGACATTGTGGCCTGTTCCAAAGGGTAAAGACCCTGGAGAAGCGTTTGTCCTTGGCGTTGATCTTGGTTCGTGGGCGAGAGCTTGGGTAGAGTACAAACAAGACGCAGAAAAGAAAACAGTGCTAAAAGAGGAAGAATATTTTTTTGAAGAACCAGCGCCTATAACCGAAGAAGCATTTGAAAATATCGAAACAAAACAAGAGCCAGGACCAGAAGCAGGCACAACCGCTCAATTTGAACCAGGCCGAACCATCACAGTCCGACATATTAGCGAGGTGGTTAGATGCCGGGACGGTGAAGTATGTATCCATAGTGAAAAAGGCCGATGCCTGGTTAGTGGGGAATATCTGCTCAAAACAAGAGTATGCCCGAAAAACAAATGGTGGATCATGGCTGATGATGAGGGGATTTTTGAACAGGTGATCCGGGGATATGGAAAAATATAAACAGCTCAAACATCCCAGCGCGACACAGGGGTATTTGAGCGGGTTTTGTTATCTCGGAAGGTTCGTGTATTTGTACTTTGAAAGATTGAGATAGAACCGAATAGCCGTTGTTATAACATCAAGAGCCTCACTCTCAACATCTTCTGGTATACCATTATTGATATAGCCATAGCAAGTTCACCAAGTTCTTCAGATATAACAGATAGTGCCCGGAATGGATCTTCCGGCCAGTTTGGATGTATAACTTTAGCTCTTAACATATTGGCCGTCATATTCTTATTATAGAAAGTACAGTCCCCGCATTCACCGTTTAACATAAAAACCTCCACCATAATTTTTAAAAAAAACCCCAGTCAGGTGGCCAGGGCGTTTTAAGTTTATCCGATTATTGTCACAATCACAATAATTCCTAAAAGTGCAAGGCCGTAAAGCAGCATTATAAAGCAACCTACCATGCCTTTGTCTCCACTTTAAGGAGTTTATGAGTGTCCAGGTCCAGGGTTTCGGGATACTGAGTGATCCCCACAACCTTCACACCCCACATCAGCTCAATGTCCCGGATATGTTTGTCCAGGCCACCAGCTGCCTTGATAGAGTCGGTTTTGAACAACCAATCCGAATGAAGGGGGTTGGCGTGGTGTGAGGGGTTGTGCTTTACCGTCAAGATTGAGTAGTTTTTCATATTATAATCCTCATTCCATTTTTGGGTTAGAGCATCTCCTACCACAATCAGGGCAATGGCAGGGGACTGTTTCCCCAGGTTCAAATTCATTTGTTAACGAATCCTGAACAAACTCTACTCAGCACTCGAAACAGTTCGGTTAAGAGTCCACGAAAACTAAATTCCCGGCGTTTGGTTTTGCTCTGCACGTCTTTTAAGACGTGTATTCGATTGTTTGGCTTCCGTCATACTCAGGAGATCCTGATGAATGTTTAACACATCTATATGCATACGCTGGTGGTATTGCCCACACTGATGCGGGATGATTCGTCGGGCCTTTCACAGTCCATCCGTCACCCATGAGATGCATATCTTCTCTCCACACAGAGACCTTTTCCCCATATGGGGTACAAGGCACTCCCAAAACCATTATCTGATGTTGTCCTATACCTGTGCCCATTGTTGTTGTGTTTTTTCCCATGTTAATTTCCTTTGCCCGGTTGCCCAGGCTTTAGTTTTTGTTTGTTATTTTTTCATGGCCAATATTTTTTTAACAAGTCTGTATGCGACTGCATACCCACCGACTTTTTCTGTGAATCTTGTTTTCATCCAGCTTTTTGCTCTCAATTTCGCTCTTCTGTATTCTGAGTTTTTCATGTCCGGTCTCCTTTTTTTGGTCTGTTTTGCCGCTCAGTCTGTCAAAATAACCAGTCTGAAGTTATTAATTATCACAGATAAATCACGATTGCAACAATTTTTTGACTTAATATATTGATTTATTTTTAACCCTGTTCAAACAAAACCGTCATTTTTTTGACGCAAAAATCCATTTCAAAAATGATGCAAACCCATTTCAAAAATGATGCAAAAATGATGCGGAATGATGTTTTTATATAAAATTTTGTATAAAACTGATTGATTGTTGCCTGCAAAAGAATAATGACCAGATGTTACTGTGTAGGATACAATCAATCATGTTACCTGCAAAGATCGCTCAAAAATGATGCAAAACGCAAAAATGATGCAAAAATGATGCAAAAATGATGCAAGTAACATCCTGAGATTATAAGGGAAATGCTATTTAGCATCATTTTCATCAAATATATATAAAACAAGAGAGTTATAAATTTATATATATATATTATACACTATATAGGCTACAGGATTTTTGAAAAGTCCGCGACGCCTCAAAAATGATGCTACACAACCGTACAAAAAAACAGGGCGCCGTCAAAGAAAAAAAACGTCAAAAAAATAACACACAAAAAAAACCCCGACCAAATCCGACCCAGCCAGATTACCGACCAATTGAACAGCGCCCGCCGCAGGCGGCCTCCCGCAGGGACTTGACTTTCCAACCAAAACACTTTAAAAATAAAATACTATCGGCCTATTTACACACCTGGACCTATTTTAAACGATAAAGGATACCATAATGCCAGTTACCGGAATTCAATTGATGTGGTGGATCGTCTCAGTTTTTTTTGTCATTCTAATCCTGGGTCTACTCCTGCACATGATAAAAGGCTGGTTCGACTCACTCGAAAAAATGTTTTTGGCCTTAAAAATCGAATTTGAAAAAATGTCCGGGTTGATATCGAAACTATTCGACCGGTCCGAAACAGACAGACTAGAAATAAAAGACTGTCAACGTCATTGTGCCGAAACCTACGCGACAAAAACATCAGTTGAAAATATCACAGAAAAAATATCCCAGCTCGAAAGACGACACAGAACAGTTGACCAGGACAGACAATCTAAAAATAATTAATAAAATAAGGCGCCTATATGGACGAAATAAAAATTCATCAATTAACCGATAAACAGGCCAGATTCATCACGGAATATCTCGTTGACTGCAACGGAACACAGGCTGCTATCCGGGCGGGTTATTCAGAATCATCAGCGAGACAGATAGCAACGGTATTATTGTCAAATGATTACATCAAAGATCCTATCCAGCTTGAATTAGACCAACGCACACGAAACAATGGATTGACGGTCGATCTCGTCCTGAACGAGCTAAAAAACGCCGTAAAATTCAACCCTAAAGATCTTTACAATCAGGATGGTTCTCTCAAAGAAATAACCGAACTCGATGATTCAACGTCGAAAGTTATCACTGGCCACCGGGTAGTTAGCGTTAAACGGGATGATGAAACCAAAACCACAACGAAAGTCACTGAAATCAAGTGGCTGGACAAGCTGAAGTCAGTTGAAATGGCTATGAAACACCTACGGATACTGAACGAAAAGGTTGATGTGGGTGTGTCATTGAATGACGTTTTAAGCGCATTCCCGGCGGAGGTCCAGGACCAAATTAAAGAAGCGATGGTGAAGAAACTCAATGGCTAAACCCGCATATGACATAGCTTTGATAGCTGAGAGGCTTCTTGGATTATATCCGAAAGCTGAGGTTTTAAGCGTGTCTGAGCGCAATGTCTATTCGAAATATGCTAATGATCCAGTTGGATTTGGGCAAGACATTTTGGGGGAGGAATACACGGACGATGTTAAAAAACTCATGGAGTCAGTTAGAGACAACATTATTACGGTTGCCAGGAGTGCCAACGCTACCGGAAAAACACATGGAGCTGCAAGGGTTGCCACATGGTTTTATAAGACCCATAGAAATTGTCAGGTATATACCGCAGCTGCGCCCCCTGAAGAAAACCTACGAAAACTCCTATGGGGTGAGATCGGAAGCCTTGTCCATCGACATCCAGCCGTTTTTAAGACCGACACTATTCGGGATCTGAATATTCAGAGATCCCCGCTTGAGTTTATAACCGGCGTTACGATCCCATCAGCAGGCACACACGCTGAGAGGGTCGCGAAATTTTCCGGGAAACACGCCGAACACCTCCTGTTTATCCTCGACGAAGGCGACGCCATACCCGATTCCGTTTACGAAGGCATAGAGTCTTGTATGTCTGGTGGTGTGATCATCCGTCTTTTGATCATGTTCAACCCCAGGGCGGAGATCGGTGAAGTCTACCGAATGGAGAACGAGGGCAGGGCGAATGTTGTCGAGTTATCCGCTTTCAATCACCCGAACGTCGTAACCGGGGAAAACATCATCCCTGGTGCCGTGACCAGATCAGTTACAATCATTCGTATCAACGAATGGTGCAGGCCGCTCAATAAGGCGGAAAAGATCGATTCGTCCAATACTTTCAAGCTGCCGGACTTCATGGTCGGTCTGACAGCACCGAATAAGGCCGGGGGGCTATATGGACCGCTGATTTCAGGATACTATGTGATCATGGAATCAGCGTTTTCATACATGGTTTTGGGCAAATATCCGGCTCATGGCACAAACCAATTAATCTCTCGTGAGTGGATTAATGCAGCCCGGAGCCGATGGGATGCCCATATTGTAAAATTCGGGGAACGTCCATCAATGGGAACAACGTGCGTTCTCGGGATCGATGTGGCTGACGATGGGGAAGACAAGAACGTTGCCTGCACACGCTGGGGCGGGTTTGTCGAACGGTTTATTGAAGGCGATAATGTTTGGGGCGGGGTCGATGTCCTTGAAACAGGCGACCGGGCACACGCGATTTATAAAAAAAAACGGTGCCTTGCTGCGATGGTCGACGGTACAGGAGTCGGAGCCGGTGTTGCTCCACATATGAGGAGGCTGGGATGTAATGCCCTATCCGTTAAAGTGGCGAATTCTCCATCAACGACTTCAGAATTGGGTGAGTTCAAGATTTTACGGGATCAACTTCTTTGGGCAATGCGTCAATGGCTGAAAACAGACACCGGGTCGATGCTCCCACCTGATGATATGCTGATCGAAGAGCTTCTATGTTTTACGTATAAAGTGCAAGACGGAAAGGTGCGGGTAAAAAAACGTGAAGTGATTATTGAAGAATTAAAAAGATCGCCGGATAAAGCTTCAGCTTTGGCTTTGACGTTTTGCACTGAGAAAATACCTAAGCCGTTCAACAAGCCGGTGCCGTTAAAACGATCTAATTATGTGTGGAGTTAGCCAATTATGCCAGGATTACAAATAGACATGCCAATAAAGCCGGAATTTGTTGTCCCGGACATAACAGCGCCCGAATGGGACCGAAAGGCCGCTGATGCACTCCAAACGTCATCGGTTATTTATAGCCTTGCCCACCACATCCAGACGGTTTGGCAGGCAAACAAGCTGGCAAAAAACTACATAGAACGCCGGATGCTTGACAATGTGAGACAGCGTAAGGGCGAATATGATCCTGATGTTTTGGCGAGAATCCGGGCACTGGGGGGTTCTGACGAGTTTATCAGGATCACTGATATCAAATGCAGGGCTTTGGAAGGTTGGCTGAAAGATATTATGCTTCCAGTCGGAGAAAGGCCCTGGGGGATTGATCCAACACCCGTCAGTGATCTGAAGCCAGACAAACAAGCTCAGATCGTGGCCCGAATGCACAAAGAATACCGAAACATTATTGCCCAGGCTCAGGCACAAGGGCAGATGCTTTCACCGGAAGATATACACACCATCATGTCAGATATCGCCGACAAGATGGAGTCGGAACTAAAAGAACGTGTTCAAGAGCAGGCCAGAAATGATGCTAAAAGCACGGAGGATATGGTCGATGATATCCTGAAAGAGGCCGGATGGTATAAAGCTGTCCGGGCGATAATCAAAGACATCCCTGTTTTTCACACTGTGTTTATCGAAGGGCCAGTTGTTGAAAACGAGCTTCAGCTTGAGTGGCAAGAAACACCGGACGGGTCATCATCACCAACAGTAGTCAATAAAGCAAAACGGAAATATTACCGGCTATCACCGTTCGATGTGTACCCTGCACCTGGTGCAATGTCTTGTGATGATGGGGATCTGATCGTCAAGAAGAGATTCACACGGTCAGACCTTTTAAAGCTGAAAGGGGTTGAAGGATTCGATGATGATTCCATCAATGCTGTTTTGGATCGATACCCAACTGGTTACATGGATTGGTCAAGTAGCGATAACTCCAGATACGATATCAGCAGGATAGAAAATAGACAAATGAACGAAATAGGGACCATTGATACCCTTAAATATTACGGTTCTGCTCAGGGCTCAAGCCTTCTTCAGTGGGGGATGAATCCCAAGGACGTCCCGGACCCATTCGGAGAGTATGAGATTCTCGCTTATCTGGTTGGCGACGTGGTTATCAGCGCGAAGATCAACCCGCACCCATTGGGGAAAAGAGGGATTCATTCAACATCGTATGCGAAAAACAATGAATCGATATGGGGCGAATCCCTGTGTGACACGATCAAAGATATTCAGAGGGTTTGTAATGCAGCGGTAAGGGCATTGGTAACGAATATGGGTATCGCGTCTGGTCCTCAATCGTGGTCTAACTCGGATGCCTTTGAGCCAGGTGAAGACCCGACAGACATGTATCCGCTGAAACATTGGCGGTTTAGATCGGCGGATCTGGTCAATGGTGTTCCTATGGGTTTTTTTCAGCCGGAGAGCAATGCGGATGCGCTGATCAAGGTTTATGATTATTTTTATAAAATGGCTTCTGAAGTCTCAGGAATACCGGCGTATATGTACGGTGGTTCGAAGATTGGCGGAGCAGGCGACACGGCTTTAGGGCTTTCTATGCTTATGGACGCAGCCGGGAAGGCCATGAAAGACGTTGTATCATCCATCGATGAGGACATTGTGGTCCCTACCGTGGAAGAAACATGGATTCATGTGATGATCTACGAACCGGAAAAAGCTAAGGGTGATATCAAGATCATTGCCAGGGCTTCGGACTATATCATCCAAAAAGAAACCCTCCAGATGAGAAGGCAAGAATTTTTGCAGATTACCAACAACCCGACCGATCTACAAATCACTGGCATATCTGGACGAGCTGAAGTTCTCCGGGAAGTGGCCGGCTCGCTGAAACTAAGGCGGAACAAGGTAGTTCCGGAAGAGGAAGGCTTGAAACAGATGGAAGAGCAAAGTAAGCTGATGAATATGGCTCAGATGATATCCCAGGCGTTTGGAATCCCTGTTGAAATGATCGTTCAGGCGGCGCAGGGTCAACCGGTACAACAACAACAAGCCCTTCAAGCATCGCAGCAACCGGGCCAGGGCGAAACGGTACAAGGGATGGTGTGACGATGGAACAGAAATATTATACAAATAGTGACGATGATGTCGCAGCAACAATCAGATATTTTTTCAGATGGATAGAAGAGCAGCCGACCGAATGGGTTGCCCGTTTAAAAACGCTCATTAGTCTGAAAATTGTTTGTTTGCTATACCGGGCCATTGAATTTGATGGGAATTCTTTTGAATCTGATCACAGAGGGGAGATATTAAAGCAAGGTGACAAAATTCTTTTTTCTGATGGTGAAACGGCTTGTGCGGATAAAAGTATTGTTATCGAAACCAAAGAAAAATTTGTCTATGAAGTGGCTATTTTTTTCCGGGAGCTTTTAATGCAAAACGATTATACACACTTTGCGATTTCTTTTGAATGGGATGACGAACCACGATATTCAGGAATACTAAAACTGATTTATGGCGGAAAGTTAAGGGGAGCTGACGATGGCAAATGATTTTTTAACCCTCGGAGAGATCGAAGGGCAACACGAAACCATGATGGAACGGGTTCTCGCGAAATCGTGGTGCCGTGAGTTTGTTGGTATTGATAAAGCCATGAATTTTGTGTTTTGGGCTGTTGATCGGGCCTTAAAACTGCTCAAGGTCAACATTGATAACAAGATGCCGGAACAAGTTATCCAAACGATCATGGAGCAAAAAAAGCTCAAGGTCGAACAGCATGTTGAAACAGATCACCCCGGCACATACATTTACATTGACGACGAATTACAGTTTTTCATTTCAAACCCGGAGATTAAAAAAAGCCAGATCATAATTCACGAACCATCATGGATTGTGCGGAGTAACGTGAAATGATTCTGTCACTCCCGAAAAAGAAGGACGAGCTTGAAGTTTTATATAAAAGCCTTCTTTCAGTGAAAAATATACACCCCTCCATTGGAGACTGGCTAAAAGATTCCGTGGACGTTTTAAACAAGCTCAACTCAAAAGAGCGTGACGAAACATCATTCAAATGGCGGCAAGGTGCGATACAGGCCATTGACGATGTGATCCAGTGTATAGCAGACGCAAAAAAAACACTGGAGAGAATTACTTAATTAATATAAACTGTAAAAAATCGTATTGAGAACATACGGCCATAAACTCTTGGCGTAATTTTTAAACCATCGGCTTATTTCTTCCGGTGGTTAACTTTAAGACCGAAAACAAGGAGCAAGACAGATGGGTATTCCAGCGAGCGTACAAGCAGCAGCAGACAAGGCGGACGAGATAATAAACCAGAACACAGACGACTCCGGGGAAATACAAGTACCCGTGGACGAGATGTTAGTGGGCACTGTTTTTGACCCCGCCTATGATAGCAAGACAGACAGCAACGGCCAGACAGACAACCAGGGCGAAAATCTTTTCCCCCAGCAAGAAAACGGTTCAAACGATGAATTGTTTCAGAGCATGGAAAGGCTTAACAAGTCCCTGGACAACGAAAACAGGCACCTGAAAATCAGATGTGCCGACCTTGAAAGACAACTTAGAGAAGTGCAAGACAAGGAAGAAACATCATACCAGAATCAAGGCGACCCGGACACTTGTCTCACCGAGGAAGAGCTTGAACAGCTCGCGGCGGAGGGTATAAGTCCGGCAATGGCAAAGATTCTGACGAAGAAAAGCGGCGGAAACCCACGGGAACTTGAAGAGATAAAACAGAAACTCGAAACTGTTGAAAAAGAAACAGAAAGACAGCAAAGAGTCCGGTTTTATTCTGATGTTGATCGTGGTGCCCCTGGTTGGAGAGACATAAACGTTAAGCCTGATTTTTTGAAATGGCTCACGGGACTTGTGCCGTTTCAAACGTACACGTTCCAAGAGTTAATGGATCATTCAGCAGGGAAGAACGACAGCGCAACGGTGATCAAGATTTTCCAGCAGTACGCAGGGGCACAGCCTACGCCTGCCAGGAAAAAGACCCTTGATGACCTTGTTGAACCATCCTCAAGACGAACAGAAGCACCATCAACAGGCAATCAACAGTGGAATCAAGCCCAGGTGAAGGAGTTTTACAATTCTTTGCGGCTCAATCCATTAAAATACACGCCAGCTCAGATAGCGGCGATTGAACAAAAATACATATATGGCGGGTAATGCCTGAAAGCCTGCCCGTCATGTACGGATAGGAGCATCTTATGTATCCAATTACGAACTCTGCAACCACAATGAGCGGAATAAATATTCCCTTCATTTGGAGTGCAAAAACGATTCAAAAATTTTATGCCGTCACTGTTTTCGGTGAAATTGCGAACACTGACTATGAGGGCGAAATCTCCGCGATGGGAGATAAAATCACAATCACCACGATCCCTGACATTGTTATCCGGGATTACACAATTGATCAGGAACTTGAATATACCAAACCCGTTAACGGTAAGGTTGAACTTCTGATCGATAAAGGCCATTACTACGCCATTCCGTACAATGACGTTGAGAAAAAGCAGTCAAAGATCAACTTCATTGACAAGTGGACTGACGATGCTTCCCAGCAGATGGGTATCGCCATTGACAGGTCTATTCTTTCAACCTGTTTCACTGGTGCGGCAACGGCGAACAAGGGCCTGACAGCCGGGGCGATTTCTGGCGGATACGACATGGGCGTTGCAGGAACGCCGCTTGTTGTCACGAAAACCAATGTGCTTGAAGTTATCGCGGACATGGGATCTGTTCTTGATGAGCAGAATAAGCCCGCAACGGATCGTTTTTGTGTGATTCCCTCAATCATCAAAAACCTTGTTAAAAAATCGGATCTTAAAAACGTTTCCATCACTGGCGACGCAAAAAGTACGATTAGAAACGGCAAGATTGGTGATCTTGATGATTTCACGGTTTACACATCCAACAATGTTAATTGGGTGATGGACACCACGCACAGGGTTTTCAACTGTGTTGCTGGTCACAAATCGGCTCTCACATTTGCCTCACAGTTGACTGAAAATGAGGTAATCACAAACCCCAAAGACTTTGGAAAACTCATGAGAGGTTTGCAGGTTTACGGATGGAAGGTTGTGGACCCGACGAGCCTTGTCCATGGATACTTTGAAAAAGGCTGATCATTAGCCTGAGCGTGTTTTTTCGTATTTTGGATCAACAATAAATGTAGGAGGCTCAAAAAATGGGCAACAAAATAGCGAATTTCCAGAAAAAAGGGCACTATGTAATTGACGCCGTTCATGACTTTGCGGCCCAATTGATTGCCAAGGGTTCGGCCCTTGCTGCTTTGGATGTCGTTGAAGTTTTGACGATCCCGGCAAAATGTATTGTCATGGCGGCGGGTATTACTCCTATCGCTGTCGCAAATTCGACAACCCTCACCCTTGATCTTGGAGACGGTACGGACGTTGATAGAAACGTTGACGGATTTGACGCAAAAGCCACAACTGACGGAGTCCCGATCATGACCGTTGAAAAGTATTATCCAACGGCTGACACCCTGGATTTGACGTATGCGACCCTCACGGGCACGTTGACAACTGGGTCCGTGAGGGTTTGGGCAATCGTTATCGACATTTCTTAATCACGATATGGGGGTAGAAATGCCCCTATATTTCTAAAAACAATCAAAGAAAGACAGGTTTTTATGAATTTTGACAGAAACACAAGGTACCTGAAAGGGCCTGACGGCTTCATTCATGTTTGGCAACCGCAGCTTGCAGTATTACCGGGGTTCAGGGAGTTTTTCCCTGATTTCGGGGCGAATGATAAAGATCCGGGTGAGGCCCCAGCTGAAGGCCTTGTCACGAAAGACTTCTTGATGACCAGGAAAAAAGACCAGCTTTGCGCGTATGCAAAAGATGTTTATGGCGTTGCCCTGGACCCAAGAGAGACGAAAGATGCCCTTGTTAATCTTATCATGGACATTCAGCAGAAAACAGATCAGGACGTCCCGGAAGAGGGTGAAATATATGATGAATCGGGCGAAGGCGAAGAGTACGACGACGATTATCTGGATGGTTCGGTTTAATACCGTAACAGAAGTTCCAAATGAGAAGGTGTAAGGTGTAGCGATGGGAACAATCCTTGTTCGGGATCTTGTACAGAGAGTCAACTATCATTTAAACGATAGTTCAGCGGTCGAATGGACCAGGTCCGTGTTGTTGACCTATTTGAACAGTGCGGAAAAAGATATCTGCATGATGGACCGGAAGGCGTTCGTTTTGACGGAGGCTGTTCAACTTGATCCTGGAACATTGCAGTCTGTACCGTCTGATGGAATTGGGTTGTTCAGGCTTACTCGCAACATGGGTGTCGCCGGATTGACGCAGGGGAATATCATCACAGAAATGCCCCTTTCCGTTATGGATACGTATCCTGAATGGCATTCAGCCACAGCATCAACCATTGTTGAGCATTTTATCAGGATACCCCAAGACGACCTCCGTTATTACGTTTATCCGCCTGTCCACGCGACAACAGACGTTTATGCAGAAATAGCATACCCGGCCACGCCTCCTGAAATCGTCGTTACAGATTGGGTATCCGGATTAAACACGATCAACCTGCCGGATATTTATGCTGATGCTATTTTTTATCTCATGGTGTTCAAGGCATGTGATCGACTGAAAAACAGCATCAGCGGGATGGCTGGAAAGGCTCAAGCGGCCCTTTCCATGGCTGTTCAGCTTGTAACTGGCAAGGCAAGTGCGGATGTAGAAACCAGGGTGAAGGGATCAGAATCCCAGCCCGTTTAATTTGAGGTGATACCATGGCCGATATTTCTCTTGACCAGTTTGTGAGCCGGATAAAGACCGATATTCACGCGCCTTCATTTATTATCCTGCCCGTTCTTTATGATATTCTCAGGGATTTCACAGAGCGGACATGGATTATCTACAAGACGTTTGAGCAGCAGTGTACGATTGATGCCGCTGAATATAATGATGCCATTGCTATACCTGTAGCTGACACGGTATCTGACCTTGTTCCGATTAAAATAGATGCGCTCATTGCTGATTCAACGGTTTACACCCCGTTGTTGAGAGATATCGTAGGAGTGATTGATCGGGAAAAACTGGATGTATCCGGGGTTAAGTTCTATAATTTTTTCTCACCTGTTGATGACCCTCCATTGGTCCCACCTGTTGTCTATCCCGAAACCAATGTTCGTATTTTCCCATGGGACACAGACCCGCTTATCACGGTATCTATTCCGTTCAGGACAGGAGATGCCCCGGCAACCGTTCCGAGTTCTTTCCTTGAATATAAAGAGGCTATTTGCTCCGGGGTGATTGCCCGGCTTATGCTGCAACCTGGAAAGGATTGGACGAATCCAAGTTTGGGTATGGCAAGGGACGGGTTGTATCAAGATGGTGTTTCAAAGGGGAAAAACAGATTTGCGAAAATAAACAGACCGGTGAATCTCCAAATGAATCGGAGTTTTACATGATTGATGAATGGTTCAAAACAATCACGGTAGAAATAACAAAAATAAATGGGCATGCCGAGGTTATTCATGGGGTTATCGGTGTTGACGTTTGGGTTCCCGACGACCAACATGATAAACCACGTTTTTTCATTGATCGTGATGGGAGCGTTTGCCCGGCGAGGGTTAGGACAAGTGACCGTGTCGGGTATGATCCGATCGAAGGGCTGATTTCATGACCGTTGTGCAGTTTCAGGGCAAGGCAAAACAGCAAGAAGAAGATGCCGGTGGTCGTTCAGGTTGTATCGTTAATGATGCCGATTGCAACAAGGTTTTAGTTGAAACAGCGGTTGTCTGGTTATGCGCTTGCGGCTATCCGCTTTTTTTTGTGACGAAAACAGGGATTGTGTGCCAGGCTTGCGGGAAAACCCAAAATTGGGACAATGACAAATGATATCTATCAAAGATTTTAAAATGATGATTCCCAAGGTAAACGTGAAAAAGTTGCCGCCGAACGTGGCGATCTATGCGGAGAATTGCCAGAATGATACCGGGGTTTTGTCTCCCATATCTGGGAATTCTTTTGTTGATTTCCCAGAAAGGTCCGAGGTATTGGCGGCTATTTACAAATGCGGTGACACTTGGTTAACCCTCCCGGCTTTTGGCGGGGTTAATGGGACCGTGCCTACCAGATATGATTTTGTCAGGGCACCATCCGCGAACGGACGTGTTTACTACACCGATGCGGCGGGTTGGCCTGTTCACACAGATGAAGCACTTTGTATTAGTGGTGGTATCCCGTCTGAATATCCTTCAGTAACGTTCCCCATGGGTGTCCAAAGACCGGCGGCTGCGTTGTCTGTTGGACTCACAATATACGATGGTGGGTTCCCGTATGGAGATCTGATAGGCACGGTGTCATATGTTTATACAATTGTCAGCAGGATCAGTGCAGAGTACACCGAAGAATCAGCACCATCGCCGCCTTCTTTACCGGTCCCGATACGAGGGAACGAGCAGGTAACGTTGACAGGCTTCGACGCTGGAGATTTTGACCCTGCAGATATTTATTTTAGGGTTTATAGGTCAATTGCTGGGGAGGATTATGGAGCGGTCCCAACGGGTAGGGACGGGAACGGTGATTTTGTATTTGATATGGACGGGGCTGAGGCGGAATTCGTTGACTTGGATGTCCAGACCAAAAAGATTTATTTGAATGTGAACATTTCGTGCGAGACAATCGGCTGGGACGTTTTGCCGTATGGTGCGGCGAATTTGTGCCGATTCCAAAATGGGATACATGCGGCAACATTCGGAAAAAAGGTTTATTTGTCTGTTTTGTTCGTCCCTTATGCGTTTCCTAAAGGGATAAGTACGCCTACCATGGATTATACCTATGAGTTTCCGACAGCCCCGTCTCGAATTGCGTCATTTCGGGACATGCTGATCGTGGGCCTTGGTTCAAATCCGTATGTCATAATGGGATCAGATCCTTCCAACATGCAAATACAAGAAATGGCGTTTAATCAGGCGTGTATCGGGGATATGTGCGTGACCGAAATCGGAGTGTTTTATCCATCTCCTGATGGCCTTGTTTTATGTGATGGGGTCACGGCCTTACCTGTAACAGAAAATACCTACACGATTGAACAGTGGAGAGATTTACAGCCTGAAAATTTAAAAATGTTTTATCATAACAACAAGCTGGTTGGATTTTTCAAAGGGACATCAAACGGATTTGTTTTTGATTTTAAGGGCGATAAAACAGTTGTTTCAATCTATCTGGGGGACGGTGTTTTATTCGTTTACGGGCATATGGTCCCGGAAGAAGACAAGCTGTATCTGTTGGTTGATAATGACCCGTGGCCTATGCTTTTATCGGCTGTTATTGGAGAAACAGGGACGAGCTTAACACTGGTGTTCAGTAAGCCAGTCGCACAAGGGACTGGATACCTTAATACGGATATCAATCTGGATGCGTCGAGTGGTGGATTCGATATCGGAGTGGTTTATGCCAGCGGGAACGGGACGAACACTCATATCTACACAATTGGAAAAACCATCCGAGCTGGTGAAACAGTAACTCTTGACTATAATGGCCGACCTGCTGGATTGGAGGATGCGAGCGGAAATTATCTAATAGATATTCTAAATTTCGCAGTGACGAATGATAGTGCAGAAAATTATTCCGACATCTTGCTCTGGTCTGGGATGGACGGGGTCATCGTCGGGGCAATTTACACGGCGTCATCTGAGGATCATCCGTCATACCATACCGCTCCAGTAACAGGGCCTGTATCACTGGTTATCGATATAGTTAAATCCGGTTGGTCATCAGTCATGCGGCAAACTATATCGGACCAGCCAATGCCATCAATAAAATTTGCAATACCGCCAAATGGGCCGTTCAGGATAGGCGTGTGGCACCGTAGAAGTTCGGATATGAATTACACACAAACAGTGATGGTTCTGAGAAATGCGGCGGACAATTCGCAGTCGATACGTATAGGAGTAACCAATACAAATTTACGTATTACTGGCAATGCGGGAAATTCAGGATGGTCCATTTTATTAGATACGCCTGGGTCATTCATATACGGCACATGGATATTTTTCGAAATATCACTGGACCCAACGTCACGCAATATACGAGTTTACGCAAATGGGGACCTTGTCGTCAATTATACACATGGCACAGCTGTTCCTGTTGATCCATACAATATCGTATCGCTTGAAGAAACCAACACTGTTGGCTTAACTGACCACAACGATAACCTGATTGTATCCAACGACGTTAATCGTAATCTTTACGCCCTATCATTATTAGAGGCATACCCTGGAGTGTAAAAGATGCCGTACGAAATACATGAATATTTAGGCAACGCTGATGGTGAATATTTTCCCATGATATATTCGGGGGGATTCACAAGAAGTCATTCCCCATTTTCATCAGCGTGTCGTCTCCTTGGGAATTTTTATAATGCAAAAGTTAATCTCACGATTTTTGTAGATGATGAACCTTTTTTTTTCGAAAACATCACGAATGAACCTTTTTGGACCAAAATAGACAAGTGGGGATCATTCATCAGATATGAAATATCGGTTGATGAAGGGATAGGTGCCTTTGCTGGTCAGCCACCAGAAATTGAAGAACTACGATTTGGCTCAGAACCTTCAATCCTAATGGAAGAGCAATGAAATGGCGAAAAAAACAGAGCTTTTTTTACCCAAAGACACAACCCCTGAGGTTCGGAGGGCGTTTATTGCTCTGATCGAACACGCCAAAGAATCGGTAACATTAACCGACCTGCAAGACCCAAGCTTCATCTTGAACCAGACAATCATTATTAATAATGGAACACCAGGGACGGGGGATACACAACCACCGCTTAAACCGTCAAGTCTTGTTGCGACGAAATACGAAAACAAAAACCGGTTGACATGGGTCAACTCAACCAGCACGGACGCCATGGGTGTTTATGTGTATCGGGCCTTGATATCTGGCGGCGCGCGCTCGGTTGTTGGGGCTATCACGGGTCCAGCAACGACATGGTTTGACCTGGATGTGACACCGTTTCAGAACTACTATTATTACATCGTGGCCGTTGATGATTCGTTAAATATGAGCGATTCTGTGCCAGCCGTTGATGGGGACAACGTGGTCCTTGCAACAACACTCCCAGCCCCTGATGCTATTCTTTCAAACACATGGGACCAGGAAGATTTAAATATTTCGTGGGACCCTGTTGATGGGTTTGGGGTTTTGGGGTACAGGGTTGAAATTATTGGCAGAAGGACTATTGATACAGTCGTACCGACGTATTCTTATACCTTTGCGCTCAATTCCGAAGACGGGGCAGGGATACCTGGGACGAGTTTCACGATAAGGATCTGGGCCATTGGCTCAGATGGAGTTTTGTCATCGGCATATGTTGAAGGGACGTTCACGCATGTCTTACCACCAGTTGTCAGAAATGCGGCTGCTGGTATGGACAGTCTTGGGTTCAAAATATCGTGGGATAAACCAACAAACGCTATCGTCACAGGTTATGATATCGCCATTGGTGATGTGATTCTTGAAACGAATTATGCAACGGAATCCTATCTGTACAAAACCCTATTAATCATAGGACCTTATTATCTGAGGGTACGGTCACGGAATAAGTTCGGGCAGGTTTCGGCCTGGAACACCCAGAATCTTTACGTTCTGGGGCCAGGCGCACCGCAGAATATCAGAGTAAATGTCATCGACAATTTTCTGATGTTGTATTGGGCTGCTCCTGGTAGAATAGAGCTACCGATTGTGGAATACGAGATCCGGGTAGGGGGGACTTGGGAAACCGGGGAAAATCTTGGTCGGAAGCAGGGGACGTTCACCACGGATCAGAAGTTCATTGAAGGCAACTATCGGTACATGGTGGCTGCGGTGGATTCTGCGGGTAATATTGGGCCGAGTATTTCGATTACTGCCTATATTTATGGTCCTCCTGATTATGCGCTCAATGTGGAATGGATCGACGACTTTTTGAATGGGACATCTACAAACGTTCTTATCCTTTCGGATGGATCGGCCATTGCTCCTTGTCATAATCAGACCTGGGCAGAGAAATTCATCGGGACCGGTACAGAGTTTGATCCTCAGTTCACATGTTTTCAAGACATGATCGATGATGGGAACACGTATTTTGTGGAGCCTGTTCCGCTGACAGCGGAGTTTTCAGAGGAACATGATTATGGAGCGATTTTAAAAACATCGTCTATTGCATCCTCTTTGAACAGGGATATTTACAATGCTGGCCCTACCATCACAACGTTTATTGGGAAAAAAGAATTGATCGGGGCCACGTACATCGAAACAGAGTGCGAAAGTCTGTTCGCTACGGATTTCAGATATGTGCGGGACAGGTTCACATTTGAATCAGATGGGCATCAGTTTACGGTGATGGATAACCACACGTTAAGGCTCGATTCTCAGTTGAAAAACGATACCGGAAAAAGTGAGGTTGTTGTGGCTGAAGATGGGTTTATCGTTTATTTCAATCGGGAATTTGTGGATGTTCAAAGCATCGGCATCACACCCATGGGGACCATCCCCCTGATTGCCGTTGTTGATTTTGCTGATGTACCTTACCCCGTATATTTCACGGTTTATTTGTTTAATTTATCGGGTGTAGCGGTTGCAGCACCTTTTACATGGCAGGCAAAAGGATATTAAATTATGGCTGATTTTAATTTACCTAGTCTTGATTCACAATATGAAGATTTTATCAATGAAATTAAAGCAAAGGTTGCGACCGTTGCACAATGGTTCGACGGAACGACAGACACGAACATCCCAATAGGTTCTAAGCGGTTTTCAAGCTCAAACAAGAGGTTTGAGAAATATAATGGGACAACATGGGAACCACTTATCCCAAATGATAGCGACCCTGACAATGCTTATGATATCAGGGTTGAAGTGGCCAATTCTTGCGCAGGTAGTTCGGGATCTTCCGTTCTCGCAACCAATGCTTTAAACCTTGGTGGGACACCAGCGGCGGATTTTGTTCAGACTGACGATTCTCGTCTTACTGATTCAAGGACGTGTAACAACATGTTTGATAATGCGGCAACGTCAAGAACAGCCTTGAGCGTTTCGACAACGGCAGAAATGAATGCGGCTCTTGCTTCGAAAGCGAATCTTGCAAGCCCATCATTTTTAGGTGTTCCGACTGTCCCCACGGCAGCGGTAGGGACGAATACAACACAGGCTGCGTCTACTGCGTTTGTAAGGGATTCATTCAGATATGGCGCTCAGATAGCCCTCGCACCTTTTGTACAAACAGGGTGGATCGATGATGGGTCATTCGCAGTCCCAATATACCAGCGGGGCGTAATTGTCGCGTCCGAAATATATTTAAGTGCATATAGCTCCGTTAATGCCGTGACTACATTGGTGTATCAGATAACATCCGATCCCTTGTACACGTTGGCTCAATATATGGGGTATACTGCGGTATGTGAACCATACGATATGGTTTATTTGCTAGGCCTTGTGCGCATATATAGGTCCGGATCTGGACCTCTGGAGATTGCTGTGGATAGACATATGCTCTCATTCGGTGTCATTGATTATGAGGACCGATTAAACGCCCAAATAAAAATTTTTGCAAAAGCAGCACTCTCGGGCCACACATGATGAAAATAATTCACTACTACTCAAATGAAAACGGTTCGGCGGTTCCTGCCGGCTGCGTCATGGGATTGTATGACAAGATGGAAGAGGAAGGCACGTCCAGGGTTGTTTTTGAGGATGGGGCCATTAACAGCCGTTCCGAATTCTTGACGGCCATGAAAACAACGTGCCGTCTCCATGTCGTGCTGGATGATAATGATCCGGTGGCGGTGATCTGGTTGAATCGGTTCGAGGGGAAAATGGCGAGGCTTCACTTCTGTCTGTTCAAGAAGGCGTGGGGGAAGAACTCGGAACGGGTCGGGCGGTTTGCGGTGACTGAAATCTTGAACATGAGGTTTGAAAACGAAAACCTTTATGATTCGTTGGTTGGATATATCCCTGACAAGAACAGAGCGGCCAGGATGTTTTTTCACAAGATCGGTGTTCGGGTGGCCGGTCATCTTCCGTTCGGGCACTGGAACGGATACACGCAAAAATCAGAACCATGTACAATTGTCCATATTGATAGGGGGTGTCTATGAAGGTTTACACAGAAATTGTTATAAGTATGGCGACCGGGGATATTCTTGAAGAATCGTCTTTTGAATATCAAGGTCAGGTTGCTGAATGTAAAGGTGGTTCAACGTATGATGCAGCATATAACCAGAGACTTGCTGAATTGGCCGAAAAAGAATTCGGGTTATCAGCTCAGGCTTACAATTCATGGAACACTGGGGGAGGTCGCGCTCTTGAAGAAGGGACGGCAAGAGCCGGGTTATCACTATTACCGGCCCAAACGGGTTTGGCGGCGGCTCAGATAGATTCCATGTCCACTTTGCTTCCGCAGGAAACGGCCTTCCAATCTGCCGAACTTGGCCTTGGTATGCAAAAGATGGGAAACCAAAGCAAGATCATGGACCGATTTTATGCTTCCTTGGGGCAGAATGACCCGTTGACGGAAATGAACACAGCCGGGGCAACCATGGCCGGATCTTTCACGAATCAGGCGAAGGCCGATGAAATGGCTATGCAACGGCGGGGCGTTGGTTATAAGCCGAATGCTGGCCTTTCTCTTGAGAAGGCAAAAGCGGTCGGTGGGGCTATGACAGGCGGCTACAATGCTGCAAAAGAAAGAAATATCAAAGAGCTTTCCATGGGGTTGGCTTAATTTAGAAAAGGGGTTATCTAAATTATTTGAATCAATTTATTTAGATGACCAGTTTAAATAATGACAATTCAAAGGGGGCAATTATGCCAGGATTAAAAATACCAGGGATCGAAGATTCAATGTTCACACCGAAATCCACAGGGCTGGACAAAGCAATGGGTTTTATGAATCGTAGTCAAGGCACTTTTAGCCGGACTCAACCGAATATCCCGTTGCCGGATAAGTCTATCGGAGGGGGCTTGTCCACGGGCATGGCCGGAGCTGGGGCAGGGGCGGCGATCGGTAGTGCGCTGGCAGGTGCGACGGTAGGGTCAGTCCTTCCTGGTTGGGGTACAGCTATTGGAGCAGCCGTAGGTCTTGCCGGGTATTACCTATCTTGAACTTGATGTTTTATAAGAATTAATGCTAAAGTAAAAAATAAAAATCCACGGAGAATCCTACAAATGAAGCCTAAGTCCGGATATGAATATGAGTTTAGAGATGTGTTAACTTCCGCTGGCGACCTTGCTCGAACTGTGAGTAGTGTTAGGGCTCAAGGACTCCAGATGGAAGAGCTTGAAGCTGAGAAAAAACGAAAGGCCGAAGAAAAACGAGCTTTGGACTATACGACAATGGCTCTTTCTTCTGGTGAAAAACCGGACCAAATAGAAACAAGAGCAGCAATTCCCGATGTTTCAAAACTCTCAGAGCTTAACAAAGGGTTGAGGCCGGAATCCCCAGATTATGTCCGACCTGGAAAGTTTTCAACGTCATCCGATATAAACATCGGTCCGGCTGGTATGGCAAAGGCCACGAACGA